TCATCAGCGTTTAATTCACCCATCCCCTCAAATAATTTATAAACAGAAGCATATACTTTATAATTAGGAACTTTAGATGAAAATAATTTATTTATATCATAATGTTCTTTTATACTTTTTATGATATTATATTTTTCCCTTCTTAATACTGAATTATTTAACTTACCCCTTTGTCTTAATATTTCAGATAAAAAAAAGTCAGCTTTCTTATCAGACTTGAACTTTTTGGTAACAATTAAATTATATAATGCCAGTTCCTTTCCGATTTCAGTATGTTCGTTAAATTGTTTTTTTATTATTTTAATAGCTGGTGATTCTTTCTTTTTATTTAAAACATCAACTGTTACTTGTCTTAATAAAAATTCAAATAAAAGTCCAGCATTTCTTAATTTACTATGTCTGAATTTACTCATAGAATATTCCGTTGTAATTTGATACAATTATTCATATATAAATATAATCTAATTTAGAATAAATGGGTATTTACTCTTCTATTATATTATCTTCACTCAACAAAGAAGCATCTTTTTTAGGAAATTTCTTTTTTAATTGGTCTAATATACCTTCACGAGCAATAGCAGTATGAGCTTTACTTGTAGCTAATGGTGAACCACCTTTAAACTGTCTTTTCCCATAACTTCTATGTCGTTTTTGTACTTCATCACCATCATAAACATCCTTCCGAGATTCTTTTCCACTAAATGGATCTTTTTCACTTCCACCCCAATCACCAGACCTTGCCATTTCGTCACCCTCATCTTCTTCAGGTTCTTGTGGTTGTGTTGCTGGATCATTTCCTTCGGTTTCTATCTGTTCCATTCTGAAGTTTTGTTTAGTATCATTGATTATATCTTCAAATATTTCAAGTTTCTCTTTATCATCTAAATCAAATACATTATCATAAACCCATTTACGACTAAATAATTTAACTTCCATAGCTTTTTCAGCAATTTCTAATTGTTGATTCATTAACTCAAGTTTTTCTTGTTCATGAATCATTGATGGATTTTGTAATTCCAAATCAAAATCAATTAAATCAGAATCATTAAACCCTTGTGAGTAAAGATGAACAATACCAATCTTAGTTAATTCACTAACAACAATCTTTTGTAGTCTTTCTATTGTACGAGCAAACCTAACATCTTCAGCGGCAAGTGTAGCTTTACCACCAGCCAATCCTTCTTCATATCCAAGAAATGCCTTTGGAATTCTCAGACTTGCCATAAGTTTATTTCTCAAATATTCAATGTCATCTATTTGGTCATTATTGGCTAATCCTGGTAAAGTATCTATTTCTGTTCCACTATCACCACCACGAACTGGTAAGAAATAATCTTCAGTTACACTCTCTACATTATATTTTAAATTATACTCTCCTGTTTTTTGGTCAATGACAGGAATCTTTTTCATCTTATTGATGATTTTTTGCATAAATTGTTCAACTTCTCTCGGTGGTATGTTTCCAACATCAACTTTAAAAACTCTTTTTTCAGGAGCTCTCATGATTCTATGAATCAACATAGCATCTTCCATAAGAGTTAATTGTTTAAAAATCTTACGACCAGCCTCCAACATTGACCTACCATAAGGTAAGAAATTTGTATCAGCTAAAAGTCTAAAATGTGCAATCTCATAATTTTCTTTAATTTCTTTTGAACTATTATTACTACCTTGATCAGATAAGAGTTCAAACTGAATTAATTGTGGATTAGCAGGATCATGGTCTTCTAATCGTGTTACATCATAAGATGAAATTGGACTTACATTAACAACACCAAATTTATCAACAATATCAAGTGATAAATAAAAATCACCATACTTTGTCATATTCCGAATCCAACTCCACAAATTAAATTCTATATTTAAGATATCATAATATAAATTATGAAGAATTTTTTGAACCTTTACATTCTCTGTTTTTATATTTAAAATTTCTCCCTCAATATTATCAACCGTACTTTCATCAGAATAAATGTCAAGTGCTGAAGCAATAATCGGGTCTTGATCCATCAATTCATAATCTCTAAATAAATCATGTTTTCTAATTTCATATGAAGCTCTTTGATTTTGAGCTGCAGCATACGGATTAGAATAAGTATTCTGCATTAATCTTTGATATCTATCAATAAAGTTTGATGTCAAACTTGTTTGCGTAAAATCCAAGTCTTTGACGAGTAAACGATCATCGTCTGTCTTTCTGATTATTACATTTGATTGAAATAATCTACCAAGTCTTGTAAATAAATTGTCTGCCATGTTTTACCCCAATAACCAACTTAGGTCTTCTTTTTCACCTCTTATGTCCATCTCCCAAGGATTATCTTTAGGTCTATCTGGTGTCATAACAGGTATTCTTTCATTTAAATTTCCAATTGAATCCACTAAACTACTTTGAAATTCATTTCTCTCTGATTGTATTCTGATGGCAGTATCCCTTATCCATAATAATATAGAATAAGACATTACTAAATCATCATTATACCCTTCAAGTGCTTCGGTTTTACTATTCTTATATATAAATACAAATAACTCATCAATTAAACGAGTTGACTTTAAAGTCACCATCTTTTCACGAGTATATTCTTCCATTTTAGCTACAGCCAATGGTTTAGATTTAAGTGTAGTTGTAAA